TAGTAATTTAAATTCAACTTTTTGTGCGTAATGTAATCGTTTATGTATAGCGTTCATCACTTTCGTGCCGCGTTCCATGATTGCCATTGTTGTGCCCACGGGATTTGCCTGTGAGCCTTCGCCCATTTTGTTATCAGCGATAGACGCAAAACGTCTGCCCGCATCAACAACAAATCCTAGTAATTGGAAAAGAGTCGCACTTGGTTCTTTATAAGGTATCAACATTAGGGATTCGCGGATCGCGCCTCCCGGTGCATCTACATCCCTAAATTCTCCGGGTTGGAGGGGTTGATCGTCGTCTCTAACGCGCAGCCCTCTTGCTTTAAATCCTGCAGGGAGATTGGACAACGTACCTGCGTCAATAAGTTGACGTAGGGCTGACGTTGCAGTTCTTGATAACCCGCCGAGCATGTGGATAAGACCAAAGCCATAAAAACCAAGGCCGGGTAAAAACTTATAGTGAACAAAGTATTGTATCTTTTTACGAAGGGGATCTTCTTCTTTATAGTTTCGGTATATAGCCAAAACTTTTCCCGATCCTTCGTCAACAGTAACAACATAAGGTAGTTTTATACCTGTAGGTTCTCCTGTTTGCGAGTCTTTATCTTCGAATCCCGGTATGTCCAAATCGCAATGAAACTCTAGAAGTACTATGTCCTCAGCATTTTGTGTCGCGGTGATACCATCTAGTTCGTCGTACTTTTCACCTGCTTCATTTTTCTCTGATTGTGACATCATAACATCGATATTGCGGTACATTCCGCTTACTTGTTTTTTACGTAATTCGTTACCCATTGTCTTAACAACATGTGTAACGCGTTCACACGATTCCATGTCCGTTGAAACATATGGCATTACCATATCTTCTGCTGGAACAAATTTTGATACGGCTCTTCCTTTGACAGCATCGTAATAAACTTTTCTAAAGGCACTACCTGCTAGTGGTAAATGAAATAACATTTGATCAAGTTCTTGATCGTATTCTTCCATTTCATAACTAATCTGATAGTTCATGAATTCTTTTACACGTTGTGCTTGTTGTTCAATCTCTGGTGTTATCTCTCCTACTATTTGTGTACGGATAGGTCCTTCGGGAGGTAATAATTCTTTGTAAGCTTGTGCTTGAAATTGTGTAACTGTTTCTGCTAGTAACGGATGTGTTACTCCTGTCGCGCCAGCAAAAGGTTTCGATCTTACTTCGTATTTAAATCCAAGTAGATCTAGGCCCTCGGTATACGTTTTAAGCCAATCGGACCGCGCATCTTTGTCGTATTCGTAATCACTTGTTAATTCGTTTGCTAGGGCTGATAGTTCGTCGTCCGGAATAAGTTCTGCGAGGTTCGCGTTAAACGCTCCTTCTTCCGATACATCTTCTGCAGGGTTCACGATTGCTGATCCGTCTTCCATCATCAACGCATCGCCGTCCATCATAGGAGAAGTTATTTCTTGTTCCGAGCCTTGTTCTATTTCTAGATCAATGAGTTCTGGATTGTTTTTTTCTATAGCCATTAGTTATTCCCCATACGTTGGTTTGAGAGGGGCATAATCATATTATTTATATTAGCCATACCGCCTTCTGCGTAAGTTTGTTTTTCACCTTCTATTAATCCTAGTTCTTGTCCCATCTCTTCTAGTAAACTTGCTGGTATTAAATCTGCACCCATTGTTGAAGGTCCACCCATTATCATAGCGAAACCAATTTTTCTAACAAAATCCATTCCTTTTGCCGCAATCTTTGGAAAATTTTCCGCGATACCTTGTGTAATATATTTTAATTTTTCTTCTTGTTTTGCTATATCCCCAGCAATATCTTTTGCCGAACCAAAAACTTCATCTGCTTTGTTCTGCATGTTTGAAAAGAAGTTAACAACTTTTTGTCTAGCTGGTTGATTAGCTTTTGTATTGGACGCAAAACCTTCTGTTTTCATAGCTTCGTCAATTCCGGGATTTATTTTTATATATTTATCTTTTGGATCGACAATTTTATTTATAAGTTCTAATGATTTGTCTCCACCTGCGTTACCTATTGGTGGTAATCCTTTATTCATAATATATTCACTCGCAGGCATTCCTGTTTTATCTTGAAAGGCGTTTAAAGTATCATATAAATTTTTACCTTGATAAACAGAGGGTTTTACAAAACCACTAGAGGTTTTTATCATTGGAGGAGGCTTAATAACTTGTTTAGCCGATTGGTTGGCTATTCTTTTATTTGCTTGTAATACTTTATTTACCATATTTACTTTTCCATCGCGGTGGCGGCTTTCACCGCCATGCGACTAACCCAGTCAGAGGTGTGTGCGTTTGAGGCCGACTGGAAACTCATTATGTTTTTCTTGATATGCCCCAACCTTTGGTTGTTGCCATTGTATTTTTTTTCTTGTGAACTGGTCCACCTTTGTGGTAGCCTTTTACTTCTCCGCCTTTAGCGGCTTCCATTACTTTGTATCCTTCATCTTTTTTACCAGATTTAAAATCCATGTATTCTTCTGTTCTGTCAATATCTTTTTTCTTTTCTATTTTTCTTATTGAAAATTTTCCGGTATCTTCATCATAATAAAATGTTTCTCCTTTTTTTAAAGGACGTAATTCTTTTTCAAGATTTGGTTGTGTTTTTTTTAAAGCTTTCATTTCTGCTTTGTTTAAGTTGCCCATTAGTAATACTCCCTTGGTTCCGTGATCCGTGGTTCGTCGTGGTAGTCATCGGGAAGTTGAACAAAGTTGCCTTGGCGGTATCGCATGAGAGCTTGCGTAGTTGAATCCACATAGTCATCATGATCGCCAAAAGGGAAAGCTGCACACTCCTCTATAACGTCCTGCGCCCATCGTTCATCCGGACACCATACTTGGCCCGATTCAAACATAGGAGCTACTGAGTTTACCCTTACATGTTTATCGTTTCCTCGACTTGGTGTAAAGTTCACAACAGGTATTCCTGCAGACCTTAACTCATCTGTCAACGGAAGTCCAGAAGCTTTTGCTTCCACGATTACTGTTTCCGGTTCCCAGTACTTGTATTTTTCCATAGCACGTTTTTTGAGCTCTGTAAACTCCCATCTTCCTTTTTCTGCATCTAATAATATTATCTGCGGATTGCCTCGTTGCGGGTGACTAAATACACCCCACGTTGTAATGGCACTAAAATCGGCAGTTTCTTTTTTACTGAACGCTGTGTCATAGGATTGTATAACGTGGATCAAATCGGGGATATCTTCTTCTTCCCACTTTTTCCACCATTCGCGCTTCAGTATAGAGCCTTCCTCCGCCGTTGGATTCTGTTGCCACTGTGCTTGCCATTTCTGCTCGGTCAACGAAGCACGGGTCGCGGTCAAGGAATCAATGTCCCAGTACTCTGGCCAAATAGGTTTGTTGCTTGGTAGTATCGCCGGAAATTCTATCACTTCCCACTGGTCGGCTTTTGGTTCTTTTGCTTGGGCATCTATTAATCTGCCTGTTAAATCTTTTACGCCCCACCTTGTCATAACAATAACGATAGCGCCGCCGGGCTGTAGACGTTGTCTTGGTCCCGATGTGTACCATTCATACGCATTATCAAATGCTGTTTCGGATAGTGCGTCTTGCTCACTGTGAGGGTCATCAATAATCAATAAGTCTGCACCACGGCCCGTGATACTTGAACCAACGCCCGCAGCGAAGTACTCGCCGCCCTTGTTTGTTTCCCAACGTCCCGCCGCTTTACTGTCCGCGGATATCGCGACTTCATCAAAGACTTGTTGATATATTTGACTGTCGATTAGATGTTTCATCTTACGACCGAATCTCACGGCAAGTTCTGTATTGTGTGTTGTTTGAATTATTTTTAATTTTGGATTATTGCCCACGAGCCACGATGGAAACAAGAAGGATGCAAACTCTGATTTTGTGTGCCTAGGTGGCATGTTTACAATCAAACGCTTGATCTTACCTTCCTTTATATCCTCAAATTTTTTTGCAATTTTTTTGTGATGATATCCGGAGATAAACTCTGGCCAAACGTGCCTTACA